TAAGTATTTCCCATAATATTTTCACGCTGGGTCATGGAAGAATTAACATTGTCATATATTTTGTGCATCAGCTTATTCCTCGGTTTAAACCAAAAATACTTTTCTTTATTTCGTAATGCCATTACTTCCTACGTATGGTGCGACCAGTCCTATTACGACTTACGCCTCTTGGACGCTTCAAGCCAGTAGTTTGTTTTTTAAGACCACCTGCCTTTCTAATCTGCTGACTGGTCGCTGCCCTTGTTATTGTCATTTTATTTAAGTTTGCCTTGTATTTTTTCTATTAAGACCAAAAGTTTGTTTTTGACTTTTTGGAGGGCGTTTTTTACTGCCAGACTTACCCGCCCAAAATACTTTATCAGCCCAGTAAGCAGCAGAACATTTACCTTTAGAAATATTTTTTGCATGTCTTGCCTTAAAACTTTTACGAGCTTCTTTGCTATAGTTATGACCCATCCCTTGTGCGCCAAAACGAATTGTTTTAATTTTCCCATTATCACATCTTACTGCAACTACTGCTTTTTTAGTTGGGTGTTTAGGAGTCATCTTTGGTTTATTCAAACCCTTAAGTCCTAATTTTTTTAATCTATTTTTTTCTGCATCTGTTAGTGACATTAGTATATCCTATTATGTGGAGCTTTACCATATTTACGTTTATTAATTTTACCACCTGTTTTTGCTTGACGAAATTGTGAAGTTTTCTTTGCTATAGCTTTAGGCTGGTCAACAAATTGTTTTCCTTGTTTACTTCCTTCTCTTTTTGCTCTCGTAGTTGCCGCATATTCTGCTGGGGTGAGTGCCTTAATAGCCGCTTTTGGTAAGTACCTTTCGCCAGTCTTGCTTGACGGTTTGCCACTTTTAGTTGTCCACTCCTGATTTCCCCAATTTACCAAATCTTGTTGTGGCTTTTTTCTTTTTGGAGTTGTTTTTTTCGTTCCTCTTGACATTTAACATACTACGCTTTGTAGCCTCCACCTGCTGCTTTATATTGTTTAGCCAGCATTTGTGCTTTACGTGCCGACCACTGACCAGGCGCACCCCCTGCGCTACCTGCTAGAATTTTTTTAAATAGTCTTTTACGTAAACCAGGTTTTGTATAATTACCTGCTTCATTTACACGACTTTTCTTTTTAGGTTGACTTCCTTTTTTTAATTCTATAGTAGATAAAACCTTGGCTTGTTTGGCATGAGTCTTACTAGCTTTTTCTAAACCTTTAACTACTTTTTTTAGTTTGCTTGCAGATGCAGTTTTACCACCTGTAGCTCTTTTAGAAACATTACGGCCTGCTTCACTCATAGCAATAGCTACTGCTTGATTTTGACCATAGCCTTCACCCATTAATTTGCTAATGTTTTTGCTAATAGTTTTATCGCTTGTTCCCTTAGATAAAGGCATTAATTTTTACCACCACGATTATCAGAAAGCTGCTCTTCAATAAACTTTTCATATTCTTCCCGTTCTTTCTTTTGAGCTTGCTCAAAGTCATAAGCACGTTGCCCTTGTTCAGGTGTACCACGTGTACCGCCTTCACCCACAGAACCAGCCATTTGACCCCCTGTTTCTTTATAACCCATACGATTACGAACTTTGGTTGGAAGCTTTGCTAGACCTGGATTATCTGTTGGAACATCTTTTTTAGACATATCTTTCTCCTATGATTTAGATACTGCACCACCGCCACGAAGAGCTACGCCCATACCACGACCTGTTTTACCGCCTGCCTTATAGCCTTTAGTTTTCATTTTACCACCTGCAGCATAGCCTTTAGTTTTCATTTTACCACCTGCAGCATAGCCTTTACTTTTCATTTTACCACCTGCATCAAATTTACCTAAACGTCTTTTGCGTTTAGCAGCAGCACTTTTTCTATATCCTGTACTTTTTTGTTTATCTTCTTCTTTTACAGTTCTGCGATTAAAACCAGGTTTACCTACTTTAGTGGTTTTAGTTTTAGAAATAGATTTTGTAGGTGAAGTTTCAGGTTTAGGAGCAGGTTTAGGAGCAGGTTTACGAGAACGCTGTCGAGTACCTGTTGAAACTCTTCCTTCTAAATTTTTTCTCATTGCATCTGTAGGAGATTCACCTGGTGCAGGTTTAACAGATTTAGATACAGAATCTTCTGCAAGACGTTTTGCTCGTGCATTATTTTCTCTTTGCGCTTTAGCTGCGGTTCTACGTGCTTGGTCAAGTTGAACACCCGTTAGAACAAGACCTGCACCACCAGCAAGTCTACCCATCATTTGTGTTGCAGCTTTTCCTGCTAGACCACGTTGAGCAGTAACTGCAGCCAATCTTTCTGCTGCTTTTTGCTTAGTTGCTTTTTTAGCAGCAACAGTTGTGGCTCTTTTTTCTGCGGCTTTTTGCCGTGCTGCAATTTTTTTAGCAGCTTTTTCCATTAATTCAAAATCACTTTCCATTACGGTGTTCCTCCTAATGTATTTTCACCAAACATAGAAGCAGGTGCTTCCATATCATCACGCCTTGTTCTACGTGCTTGGTTTCTTAATGCTTCAATTGCGTTTTGATAACGCTGTTCATAATAATTACTTACTGTAAAGTTTTTCATAAAGTCACCCGCCTCGACCATGCAACCATAAAACAAGGCATCATAGCAAAAGTCAGAGAAGTAATTACTTTGATTTGCACTGGTTAGTGTAGTTGGTCTAGCGACATATACAAGTTCCCCACCGTAAGTAGCACTTGCAGTAGGAGCAACGATAACATTGGTGTTTGTTTTCTTTGCATAATATTTTGGGGTTCCTGTACTTGCGCTGACAGGCCAGTAATCATAAATAAACTCGTCTGTTCTTTGCAATAAATTAATTTTAGTTCCGCTATCTTCAATACGAAGATTCTTTACATAACGTGTTCCAGAAGGAAGAGTAAGTTCGTTTTTACCTGCGGATAGTGTAACTGATGTAATTGTTACCAAGCCATAGTCATCCAATGTTTTAGTTAGTCGTTCTTCTACACGATTAACCATATTGGGTATAGCTGATACAAATTCGCTGCCATCGTTTTCAGATGCTTCGATAATGTCGGTAACAAGATAAGTATAATTAGCCATAATAAATAGTCGTAGAAATAGTTGTTGCTGCCGATACAATAATTTTACCTGACATGCGAATACCATTATCTGCGAAATCCTGATAATTGTTTCCGTTTACTTGAAACTTAATTCGACCACCATTGGTATTACCAAAAGGGTCAGCAGATGTACCAGTGATAACTACGATACCTGTGCCTACACAGTTAACACCACGTACACGGGTGTCAGTAACAGTTACACTAGTAAGAGAATCTACAAAAGTACCAGTTCCAGAAACAAATGCGCTTCTAATATTAGTCATTGATTGCTCCTATAAAAATGTCAATAGGTATATTATACTAAAAAAGGGGGTGAGATACAAGTCCCACCCCCTTTAAAGGTTAACGTATAGGTGTTTTAATTAAGCACCTGCGCTTCCGAAGAAACCACGCCAGTCACTGAAACCAAACGCATAACGCTCACGAGCCTTAAAGCGAAGGTTGCCAGTGTCGAAGTCAGGCTCCATTTTAGTCTGAAGCGGTGAACGGACGAACATCTTCGCACCATTCGGAACATCAGTCTTAATGAAGTAACCATTTGTGTCCGTGAAACGGCGATTCACAAAGAAGCCATTCGGGACAAGACCTTGATTGCGAATGCTGTTAATGTCGTTGACATTGGTAGCATTGTTAACAATCGTGGTTGACAGAGGCGAGTTCAGAATCTGGTCTGCAGTAAAGGCCAGGTCTGATGGGATGTGCAGGCTTTCGGCTTGCGCTCCAACTAGGATGCCACGGTCATCTTTAGTTTTAGAAATAGCAATCAGTGCAGTTTCCAGAGCAGCTTCTGAAAGGTCAGAGGCAGCTAGAAGGTTGCTTTGGTCGCCATTACCAATGGTGGGATGGTCAGAGGCAAAGAAAGATTTGCCATCACCACCCGCAAAGGATGCGTTAAAACCGTTGTTGAAAACATCAGCAGCTTTAACTTGTTTAGTGTTCGCCATAGCACGAGCCAAACCTTTGGCACGCAGTTTAGCGAATGTGTCATAGAGGTTATCCTCCATAGCTTCTTCCGTAACGGCGAAGCCAAGGGCAATAGTCTCGTGTGTGTAACGAGATGTAAAGCTTTCTTGGGCATCGTCATAAGATACGGCAGCACCTTCACCTTTTACAGGTGCAGTACCAAAGCCAGTGAAGAGAACTTCTTCTTCAAATGCACGGTCTGAATTTTCAACTTCATACAGAGGTGCATGTTCATCAGAAACTTCCCCATACTCAAGGCCGAATACGGCGTTAAGACCAGGGAGAAGCTCTTTTGCAATACTTGCTCTATTAATAGCCATTATTATTTATCTCCCTTAGTTGGTTGTTGTCACAACGGCTGAAGTCAGAACATTCTGATAATCATCCGCACGATGGTTGAACTCAACTTCCATCTTCGTGAACGCATCGCCAACTGCATTACCAGGTTCATCAACGATACCAATGATACGCAAAGCACCATTAGTAGCTTTACCAGTTGTACCAGCAGTCGTTTTAGCAACAATGGTTGATTTACCAGTAAAGGTAGAACCACCAGCAATTGAGCTAACTTCTACGTTTCTTCCGACAATACCAGCAGCAACTGTGGCATTTGAAGAAATAATGTAAGTTTGATTCGGATTGTCATTTACCAAACCAACGATGTCTGAAGCAGACACGCCAGAATAGTAGGATTTAAATTTTTGTTCCCCGTTTTCTACATAGCGGCAACCTTGGAAAGTACCAACAGGCACTTCAGTTGATGTTACGCACGGTGTAAGTGTACCAGAGGCAATACGTACAGGAGTACCTGTGTACATTGCCGTAGCACCTGAAGCAATAGGATATTCGTTCAGGCCGTTACTATTTGGTGCAGCACCACGAACACGGGAAGGCTGAAGTCCAGTAACTTTAGTAGCAGACATATTTTTCTCCTTCAGTGTTTAAATTTAGTAACCAGACTTCGCAACCTTTTAATCAAAAGAAGGGGTGCGACCCTTAGTTACATTGGTTTTGCTTTGATTTTGAATAGGCATTTTGCGATTTGATGCGCCTTCAAGCTGTGCATTGACAGCATCAACCATCTCTGCAGATGCGTTTTCAAAATGTCTTTGTCGAGCTTCTGCACGTTTGAGTGGCAACTTAGCAAGTGCCAAATCTCCTCGACATACAGTGCCTTTGTAGCGACCTTCATCTTTAATTGCAGATGTGTGCGCTAGTTCAGGTACTTCATCAAGAGAAACAAACTCCCAGCCTTCAGCCATTCGTTTACCAACATTTGTATAATCATCACCACCTTTTAGGGTTGTACGTATCCAACGGAGTTTCATTCCTTGGTCTTCAAACCTTGCGGTTACTGATTCAGGAATATCTAAAAGATTTGGTTCACGATATTCATAGTCTTCGGATTCTCTTGTTTCCAGTTCACGACTCTGGGTGTTACGTGTAGTGTTTCGTGCCATAAGTGTATATCCTTTCGCAACTATTAGTTAATTGTAGTATATTCGCCTTCGCCTGCCTTTTCGACTTTTAGCTTTTCGGCTGCATACTGTTCAAGTGATATGCCCCATTTTCCTGCAAGGCGTACATCTTCTTGTGAGAGTTTTACCTTTTTACTTGATGAAGGTGCTGGAGTGTGCGAAGCTCCTGCGACCACTTGAGCAGGTGTTGACGTTTCCTGCGGTACGGGGGTTTCGGTTGCTACTTCTTTGGTAGCTTGTCCAAACTTGTTAGGAAACTGTGCTGCCAAGCGGCGGTCAATTTCCTGATAGTACTCATCGTCAGATGGGTCAAACCCTTCTTCTTGAACCTGATTATCAATTTCCAAAGCAACTGCAGTCATTACACGGTCTTGATTAAACCAGTCATTTGCTGCTGCCCAGTTGGTTGCCTTACGCTGTGCATCAGACACAGTAGCAGCCGCTTGGACTTGTTGTTGCTCCTCAAACTTCTGAGGTTCAAAAGAGTCTGCCTGTTGACGAAACTCTGTTAGCCTATAGTTATCTTGCTGGGCAGTATTAAGAGATTCTTGTGCCTTCAAGATATTATCGGCATCGCCGTTTTCTACGGCTTGACGGTACGCAGCACGAGCAAGCTCTAGACGTTCCGTCACTTGACGCTCATTAGATTCAACATTATTACTTAAGAGATTTTTATATTCTTCTTCTCTTTGTTGAAGCTTTGTTTGCATTTCCTTCTGTTGTGCTAGAAGGTTTTCAATCTCGGCTTCACGTTCTTTTTTCTGTTTTACCAGTTGTCGAATACGCTTTTGTGCGCCAGATGTTTCTACACCCTTTGTTTCTTGGTCTTGTTCTTCTTCAGTTGTAGGGGTAGTTTGTTCTTGAGATGTTTCCACCTCTACTTCGGGGGCTGCTGATTCTTCTGTAGCTTCTTGCCCTTCGATTTCAAATTCCACCTTTTCTTCTTCAGGGGGTGAGCCTGCTTCGATGGTAGACCATTCAGTCTCTGCCATAGTATTTTCTCCTGTTTAACGTCTGCGGCGAGATAGACGAATAACGCCGATATGTAATATTATATAGTATGATTGATTAATTCACAAGAGTGACTGTGAATTTTTTTAACTACTTAGATTAAATGTAGGGTCTAAGTCTTTTGCATCTTCTACTACCATTTTGATGTCATCATCAAATAATAGCAAAAGATTTACGCCTTTGTAAAAGAACTTGCTTCCTGTATGTTTACCATAACACACATAGTCACCCTCTTCACACCAAGCACCATTAGCAAACTTGTCGTCCTGATAGGCTAGGTCGCCAACTTTTAGGACACGACCAACTGTTGTAAGGTAAGCCATATCCGATTTGGTTGAGTCAGGCAGAATGATACCACCCTTAGTTGCTGACTTAACTGATACTGGACGTACAAGGATATGATAGCCTGGTACTCTTGGAAGTGGGTTAGGGTCTGCGACCTCTTCGTCTGTAATCCATTCATCGTTTTTCAAAGCACTAGATGCAGCTTGCATATTTACTCCTCTTCGATATATTTATTTAGATAATCTTTAATAAGACCAATGGCCTTTTCTAAACCAGCGATTGTTCCCACTGATTCACAATATCTAGAATAATCCGAAGCAGCTCCATACGCAAGGGAATTTTTTATAGATTCTATTTCTTTTTGTATTTCTTTTATTAACTCTTCGTATAACACTACTCAATGCCTTGTTGCTTGATTACGTCTGCCAATAGTTTAGCAGAAACTTTAGCTTCTTCCAAGTCATTATTCTCTTGGGCTTTGAGCAAGTCAGCCAGTACGTCCATAGCTTTCAATGCACGCTTGGCATCTCTGTCTTCTTGCTTCTGATAAGCTTTCATTTGTTCCTGCGCTCCTTTGGCTTGCGTATCCAGAACAATCTTCTGTTCTTTCAAGTCAAGGTCACGATTTTTAAGTGCGGCATCTGCTTGCGCTTTGGCAATCTGTGCAGCAGTTTTATTCTGTTCTACCTGAAGTTTCTGCGCCTCAATAGCCAGCATCTGTTGTTCAGGTGTACCTGGTCCTTGAGCAGCAGCAGCATTAGCCTGCAGAATTTGCTGGGCAGCTTGAGCTTGCACCTGCTCAATAGCTGATGGGTCAAGTGCGATTTGACCAAGTGTTTCTGGATTTTGCAATGCCATATTATACAGACCCATCATCTGCTCTTTATACTTAAGCATCATGTGTTCTGTAATATTATCTTGAAGAACTGCCGCAATCATTTTAAATGCAGGATTGCGCTGTTGATTCATTGGGTCTTGCAAAAAGGCAGTCTTAACTGCTACATGTGCATCATGGTTTTGTCCTTCAAATGCCTTAATAGGTTTACCTTCTGATGCCATCATAATATCTGTCATGGCATCATGTGGCTGTACCTCTGCCTTAATAGGCATAAGTTTATCTACATCAGGTACATTAGCTGTAGTTAACAACATTCTATTGATTGCTTCCATGTCAAACATTCCTGGTGCAGACTGAGCAGCAACCTGCTGAACCATTTGAATAAGCATCATGCGTTGTGCATTAGACGGAATATTTGGGTCAGATACTGGAATAATATCTACACCACCATTAAAGTCTACTTTGAAAATCTTTTCGGTAATTCCTGGTAGGTCGTAAGGATATTCATTTGGCAGATATTCAGAATCAATACGTGCCAATACTTTAAACTCATCACCCTGTGCTTTATGTAGTCGTTTGTGAATAGCAGTAAAGAACTTGCTAGAGGCTTCAAGCAATGCCATAGTTGTACCAACTGGACCATAGCCACCACTATCTGCAATGACTTGTTCTGTACTGTCGGCAAACTTTTGTCCTGCTCCTGTTACAAAGGACAACATGTTAAACAAAGTCTGTGATGGTTCTTTAAATGGTAGTGGAATAATAGACTTGGTTAAGTCCATGCCTGTTGCTTCTACTTCTTTAAACTCACCTGGCGCAATCGGGTCATTATCCCCGACCATCCGTACTCCTTTAGCCTTAAAGCCTCCTGGTAAATTAGCAAACTGCCCAGCATCAAGTAGGCTACGCATTGCAGCAGTAGCAGACATAGTAAGATTGCCAAGGAAATGAATAAGACCCAAACCGTAAAAACCAAACCCAGGAACATATCTGTAATGCGTGAAGTGCATTTTTTTGACATACTTATCATCTCCTTCTGCCCAGTTACGGCGAATCGAAAGAACTTGACCTGACTGTTGTTCTACAGTTACAATATATGGGCAGGCAGCTTTACCTGTGTGCATTGTGTCTTCTTCAAGTTCTAGGTAACAATGCTGCTCCAGCAACACATACTGTGGGTCATTATCTCCTGCAGGTGACAGGCCAAGAACTGTGTCCATCTTTGCTGCCATGCCTGACAAAGTAGGAACACCAGCAGAAGGAAGTTCTATATCGGCATACATATCTGCTTCTATCTGACGAGCCAAGTCAACAGGGCTACGATAAATAACATGAGTATAGCGGTCTGCTCTGCGAAGGTCAGACGCATAGTAAGATACATAGAACTGGTCTATGGGTACAAACTCACTGACAGGTCTATCAAGGCTTGAATCATAATAAATCTTTTTAACTGCAGAACCAATCAAGGGTAGATGAAACAACATACGCTCAAACTCATCAAAGTATTCAGGCATCTGAGTAGTAACCTGATAGTTCATAAAGTTCTGAACACGATTAGCCTGCTGTTGTTTTTCAAGTGTAGCGTCACCAAGAACCTGTGCCTTAACTGGTCCTTTGGCTGGGAACAATTCTTGCGAGGCTTTAGATTGGAACTTAACTGCTGACTCAATCAATAGTGGATGCACAGCAGTAGCTGCGCCTTCAAATGGTTCAGTTGTATCTTCTAGCTTCAGACCAAGCAGGTCAAAGCCTCGCTCAAACATTGATTCCCATTCTGAACGAGAATCTTTGTCTGCTTCAAACTTATCAATAACTGTGTTGCCAATCTCTTCGAGCTTCTCTTCGTCTAAGATTTCTACAAGATTTTCATAAAATCCTGTATTCATATTAATCTCTACTTCGATTGCTTCGGCTGACCCTTCAAGGTCTACTGTAATCTCGCCTGTCTCAGGGTCTACTTCAAAGGTTGCTTCTGCTTCAGAAGGCTGCTGCATTTCCATGCGAATAACATTGTCGCCCTCTGGACGCTGCTCATAGGGATTTCTCTCTGTTGCCATTATGCTCTTTTCCTAGCTTTTGTTTTGCGTTTCATTTGTTCAATGTATTTTCTATACACAGAACTAGCACCAGTTTTACCTGCTACCTTTGCTCGTTGTTCCATAGCAATCGCTGCTTGTATCTTGTGGGCATGAGTTCTACCACTGGCCTTAATCTTTCTGACGCTTGCTTCTGCGTCTTTTGTAGTGGCAAACTTTAATCCACGTATTGTTCCTTTAGGATTCTCATCCGTATATAAATCAGAATGCTTTTTGCTTCTTGCGGGTTGTCCTTTTTTTCTAGGTATACGTGGAGCCATAGGCAATATTATACCATTAAGTTCTCCAGTATCCAACCCTCTTTGTTCGCCTTGGATTATAATCATCTTCCCAGCTTGGGTCTTCATTGTGTGACACATGCCAGCTATCTCGCATATAGTGGATAGCCATAGTCATTGCATCTACTTGGTCATCATGTGCGCCGTTGGGAAATGCTAGGCATTCATCGAATAAATCCTTTGCCCACTCTTTACTCGTGGGTATGTAGACACGGCCTGACTCCATAAGAGGCGTAGCGGCATAGACACGTGATACCTTGTCCCTATCGGGGAGGTAGTCCAGAACAGGTAGTCCTGCGAGTCGCATATCTTGTAGCAACGATTGACCAGAAGCTTTCTTCTCAATAATGCACACATCTGGTCTGTGTTTTTGGTAGAGCATCTGTGCCGTGCGGCGAAGGTCAGGATACTCGAAGCGGTCTTTGATATTCCCAAGAAGAATAAGATTGGGGACGACATATTCTCCACCATATTCATCTTGCTCGACTTGATGAAAGATGCCCCACGTTTGTATGACACTATAGTCTGCCGTTTTCTTAGTAGAGAATGCTGTGTCATAGGTCTGGATAATAC